CCAAGGCCGACGCCGAGAAGAAGCACAAGGAAGCCCAAGTGGCGGAGTTCAAGGCGAAGGCCGACGCCGACGCGGCCCGCGACGAGTTGAAGCTGAAGGCGCTGGAGATGTGCGCCAAGACGGGCTACGACCCGCGCGCCGTGCTGGCGTTCCTTTTCATGCCGACGGGGGACGGCGGCACTTCGGTGGCCGGCGGCGCCCCGGGCGTCACGCCGATCCCGGAACTCCCCACCGCCCCGCCGAACCCCGGCAACCCGATGGCCCCGCAGCCCGGTGGCCAGCCGCCCGCACCCGCACCCGGAGCCTGACGCATGACCGACGACGATCTCCAGCCCCGAATCGAAGCCGGCGCCGCCGCCGAGCGGCTGCTGGCTTCGGAGGACTACACCGCCGCCATCATGGAGGCGCAGAACCGCCTGATGCGCGAGTGGGCGCAGTCCGAACCGGACGAAGCGGCCAAGCGCGAGCGCCTTTACTACGAGATGCGCGCCATCCAGCAAGTCGATCTCTCGCTGCGGCTTCGCGCCGAAGACGGGACGGTCGCCAAGGGCATCCTCGCCCGCATCCGAAAAGCCGTCACCAGCGTCTTTTCGGCCTAAGTTGTTGACAACCACGCAGAAGGTGTAATATGCCCGGAACCGATACCCCGTCCACTGGCGGGATCGACGTCAGCACCGCCGCTTCGCAGATCGAAGCCCTGTTGGATGCCGAAGAGAACGGCGACTCCAGCGACGACGAGAACGAAGCCCCGTCGAACGAGGCGGGTGCTGACACGGAGGACGATGCCGACGAGACGGCGGCGGACGACTCCGACGACGAATCCGAAGTCGATGCGGAAGATGACGCGGATGACGAGTCCGAAGAAGACCCGGAAGCCAAGAAGGCTGACGACGAAGAGTTCGAAATCGAACTCGGTCGCGGCCAGAAGGTGAAGGTCAAGAAGGACGAACTCATCAAGGGCTATCTCCGCCAGTCCGACTACACGCGCAAGACTCAGGAAGTTGCCGAACGGCGCCGTGCGCTGGAAGGCGAGACCGCTGAAGTCCTGCGGGAGCGAGCGCAGTACGCGACTCTTCTGACGGCTCTGGAGCAGCAGATCAAGCTGACCGAGAGCCCGCCCGAGCCGGATTGGGATGCGCTGTACGCGCAAGACCCCATCCAAGCGTCCCGGGTCGAACGCCAGTGGCGTGTCCAGACGGAGGCGCGGAAAGAGCAGTTGGCAGCCCTGAACGCCGAAAAGGCGCGACTGGAGCAGGCCAACGCCCAACGCGAACAGGCGGAGTTCCGCCAGTACGTGGAGGGCCAGCGCGAAGTTCTCGTTACCGAGCTTCTGCCGCAGTGGCGTGACCCGAAGGTCGAGCGCCGCGAGAAGGCCGAACTGGTCGAGTACGCTCTTAACGCAGGGCTGACGCAGGATGAAGTCCGCACGCTGGCCGATGCCCGAGCGGTCGCACTGCTCTATAAAGCGATGCGATACGACAAGGCGATGGCCAAGCGAGCGCAGGCTTCCGAGAGCGCGAAACCCCCTGCCTCGTCGCCGACGCTGAAACCCGGCACTACTGCTGCCAAGCCGGGCGTGAAGGTGGAAGTGAAGAAGCAGTTTGACCGTCTCAAAAAGACGGGCAGCATTGACGATGCTGCCAAACTCTTCGAACGAATGCTTTAAGGAGCATTGCAATGCCCATCATCGCTGGCACCAGCACCCGCTACAACCTCGTCGGCATCCGCGAGGATCTGTCGAACGTCATCTCCAACATCTCGCCGGAAGAGACGCCGTTCATTTCGAACGTCAAGACCGGCAAGGCCAAGAACACGCTGTTCGAATGGCAGACCGACACGCTCGCTGCCCCGGACGGCGCCAACGCCGTGGTCGAAGGTGACGAAGCGCCGTTCACCACTCCGGCGGCGACCTTGCGCCTCGGCAACTACACGCAGATCAGCCGCAAGACGCTGATTATCTCGGGCACCGTGGAAGCGGTGGACAAGGCCGGTCGTAAGTCCGAAGAGGCTTACCAGATGGCCAAGCGCGGCGCCGAGATCAAGCGTGACATGGAGACGATGGCGCTGGCCAATCAGGCAGCGGTCGTCGGCAACACGACCACGCCGCGTCGTACCGCCGGCCTGCCGGCGTGGCTGACCACGAACGTGTCGCGCGGCGCCACGGGCGCCAACGGTACGCTGACCAACGGCATCCCGTCGGCGGCTGCCACGGACGGCACCACGCGCGCCTTCACCGAAGCCCTGCTCCGCCCGGTTCTCCAGTCGGTGTGGACGAACGGTGGCTCGCTGAAGATGCTGATGGTCGGCCCGGGCAACAAGGTCGTGGCTTCGACCTTCCCGGGTATCGCGCAGCAGCGTTACGATGTGGGCGGCGCCAAGCCGACGGCCATCATTGGCGCGGCGGACATCTACGTGTCCGACTTCGGCAACGTCACCATCGTGCCCAACCGCTTCCAGCGCAACCGCGATGCGTTCGTCCTCGATCCGAGCTACGCCGAGATCGTGTACCTCCGCCCGATGTTCCGCGAGAAGCTGGCGAAGACGGGCGACGCCGAGAAGTCGCAGATGATCTGCGAATGGGGCCTCAAGGTGAACAACGAGGCTGCCCACGGCGTCATCGCTGACCTGACCTGATTCTAGGTCTTCTGCCCCGGCCCGCTTCGGCGGGCCGGGGTTCTGCGTAGGAGAGCATCATGGGTTTCCCTCTCGGCGGCACGATCCTCCCGAGCGCCGCGCGCACGACCAGCGGCAGCGTCGAACTGCCGTTTGGCTTCGGCGAGTTCGACCGGCAGGCGATTCTTATCAACATCACGGCGGTGTCGGGCACCACGCCGACGCTGGACTTCTTCTTGGAAGATGGCGTGGACGGGACGATCTGGTACCCGCTGGCGACGACGCCGCAGCAGACCGCTGTCAACGCGCTGGCGATTCGGAACGCCAACGCCGTGGCCAGCCGGATGCGCCTTCGCTGGGTTATCGGCGGCACCACGCCGAGCTTCACCTTCAGCGTTCAGTTCTTCGGCCAGCGCGACGGCACGTAAGCCATGTCCGACATCTTCAACCGCCCCTTCAGCTACGACCCGCTTACCGGGACGACGACGACGTTCCACTTCGACCACACGAACGATTCGTTTGTGCTGAAGAAGGAGCAGGATGTCACCGGGCTGGTGGAGCGCAACAAAGCGTCGATGGCCAACACCGACGAGCGCGCCCGCTGGGGCGAAGGCCAGATCGCCGCCAGCATCCCGCTGACGCTCTACATGGAGTGGGTCGCGGATGGCCGAATCCACGATCAGGCGTTCCTTAAGCGTTGGCTCAACGATCCCGCGAACTCGCACTTTCGCACTCGACCCGGCAAGGTGTAACGCATGGCTACCACCTACGACGGCCTCCGCGCAGAAATCGCCGACTGGCTCAACCGCGCGGACTTGGCGGCGGTGGTGCCGACGTTCATCGCCCTCGCCGAGAGCTACTTCGACAAAGCGATTCGCACCCGCGGGATGCTGACGACTGTTGCGCTCGACGCAACGGACGGCTCCGCGCCGCTCCCCGCCAACATGGCGGAACTGCTCACGGTTCGGAGCCTGACGCGCGACAACCTCAAACTGGAGTTTGCCAGCCCGCGCGAAGCCATCGAAGTGGAGAGCGTGGATCGCTCCCGCCCGCTGGCGTTTTACACCATCGTCGGCGAGTCGCTCCGGCTGGTGCCCCGCATGACGGGAGCCGAGCGACTGCAAGTGGACTACTACGCGCGTATCCCGCGCCTCGCCGCCGGCCAGCAAACGAACTGGCTGCTGGCCCGCGCCCCGGAGATATACCTGTACGGCGCGCTGGTGCAGGCGTCGCCGTACCTGAAGGATGACGCGCGAGTGTCAACGTGGGTCGATCTGCTCCAGCGGTCGCTGGACGATCTGCGCGTGGACAACGAGCGCGCCGAGTTCGGCGGCAGTACCCTCAAGATCCGCGCCCCCGGCTTTGGAGTGTAAGCGATGCCCACTTTTACCCCGAACTTCAACCTTGCCAAGCCGGTCGTCACGGGCGATGTCGATACTTGGGGCGAGTTCCTTAACGGGAACTTCGACACCATCGACACCACGCTCCAGACGCTCACGACGGGCCTCGCCACGGCGAACGGAACGCTGGCCACCGCCGTGCAGAACGGCGCGAACCTCGGCGCGGGCACGACGCTGTTCTCGGCCAAGAGCGGCACGAGCCTCCAATTCCGCACTCTGGTGGCCGGCGCCAACGTCACCTTCGCCACGGACGCCAACACCATCACCATCAATGCGGCGGGCTCGGGTGGTGGCGGTGCGACTTGGGGCGCCATCACGGGCACGTTGTCGAATCAGGCGGACCTCCAGACCGCGCTGAACGGCAAGGCCAACACTTCGCACACACACACCGCCGCCGATGTCACCAGCGGGGTCTTTGCCACCGCCCGACTTGGCACGGGCACCGCCAACTCGACCACGTTCCTTCGCGGCGATGGCGCATGGGCCACGCCGTCTGTGTCGGTGGCGTGGGGTGTCATCACGGGCACGCTGTCGAGCCAGACGGATCTCCAGACCGCGCTCAACGGCAAAGCGGATGCCTCGCACACGCACGATGCTGGCGCCATCATCAGCGGCACGTTTGCCGCCGCTCGCCTTGGCACGGGCACCGCCAACTCGTCCACCTTCCTTCGCGGCGATGGCGCGTGGTCCGCGTTGTCCCCGGCGTGGGGCAGCATCACGGGCACGCTGTCGAGCCAGACGGATCTCCAGACCGCGCTCAACGCCAAGGCGAATCTGGCCAGCCCGGATTTCTCGGGCACGCCCACGGTCGGCGGAAACCGGGTCCAGCACGACGGCAACGAGCCGCGAATCTTCGTCCAGTCCACTACCCCGACGGCGGGCAAGGTGGGCGATTTGTGGGCGTGGTGACTTATGGCCCTATCTCGATGGACAGGAGCCGCCTTCGCAAACGTCGGACTGGTCCGGCGCTGGGCGGGCAGTGCGTGGCAGACCGTTGGCTTCGTTCGACGCTGGAACGGAAGCGCATGGGTGGACTTGTGGGTTCCGCTTGCCGTGACGGGTTCTTCACCGGTTTTTGGAAGCGTGTTCGACCCCGGCGGGCCGACTACCGGGTTCGTGCAGTCTGACCCGGCTTCCCTGACGGTCACGGGGGGTGCGCCCGGGTACACTTATTCGTGGGCGAGGATCAGCGGAAGCACGTTGATTACTGCACAAGACCCCACATCGGCTACGACGCGCTTTTCCGGCACGATTCCTGTCGGTATTACGTCGGCTGTTTTCAGGGTCACGGTCACGGATAGCGCGGCCAATACCGCCACTTTCGATGCCACCGTCAACTTGCAATACGAGAGGGCCTAATGGACCGCCATCTCCGCGAAGCGATGATGCGCTTCAACATCAATACGCCGCTGCGTCGGGCGCACTTCCTCGCCCAAGTCGCGCATGAAAGCGCCGAATTCACCACCACGCGCGAGAGCCTGAATTACTCGGTGGACGCGCTGCTGCGCGTCTTCCCGAAGCGCATCGACCCGGCCACGGCCAAGAAGGTGGGCCGCGCCCCGGGGCAGGAGGCCGACCAAGAGGGCATCGCCAACGCCATCTACGGCGGCGAGTGGGGCGCGCGCAAGCTGGGCAACACCGAGCCGGGTGACGGCTGGCGCTTCATCGGGCGCGGGTACATCCAGATCACGGGCCGCGCCAACTACGCCCAATGCTCGCGCGACCTGTTCGGCAGCGGCATCCTCCTGCGCGCGCCGCAGATGCTAGAATTGGCCCCGAACGCCGCCGCTTCGGCGGGTTGGTTCTGGCACTCCCGCAACCTGAACGCGCTCGCCGATAAGGATGACCTTGAAGGGGTCACTCGCGTTGTCAACGGCGGCACGAACGGGCTGGAACACCGCCGCGAACTGCTGGCCAAATACAAAGCAGACCTCGGGGTGCAGTGATGTTCGACAGCGGATACGGGACGGAACTTGGGATCGCGGGAGGTGCCATTGGCGCCACGCTCGCCGTCAAGTTCTACGATTGGTGGACTGGCCAGCGTCGTGATCGCGCATAAGAGAACGCGAACGTCACGCTGCTCTCCGGTCTGACCGACGGCATCCATAAGT